TGAAACTGGAAGGTATCCGTCTCACCAAACTCGTTAACAAAATTATTTGCACTTAACCAAATCCTGTGAAGGATCGGGTGAGTGTAGATTTTTTTGTCACGAGTAGAGCACTCAAAGTCCGAGAAATCTCCTAGTGCCTCATATAACCACAAGGCATATCGGAGTTCATCAAACCGTTTTCTATCTTTTGGATAGGTAAACTTTACATAGGAGAAATCAAGATTTCCTTGATCACCCTTGTATATAGGGGATAAAGACACCCCCAGGTTTGACAATAACTCGAACGTATCAACGAGGCGAGGTCTAATGCCGTGAGGCATCAAACTGCATCGAAGACCGGCATCGTCTGGAAAGTCAGCGGGAACAAGTTTAAACTTAATCTTGTATTCGCTGCACAATCTAAAGATTCCAGCACCCAGTTCCATTGTAAGTACACTTTGATAATACCCGAAATACTTTACGTATATCGGTAAAATATTATTCAAAATTGTGTACAGCCATGGTTCCAGGGAACTTAGCCTTTGATTGCGGGGGGCCTTGAAAGCATAAGGCCGAACGTCGATCCCGTGGTAATAATCTCCACCACAGGACTCTCTGAAGGATTGCTCCGGATCAATAAAAGATTTCTCTTCGTTGATCTGGAAACCTAAAAGCTTGCATACCTCAATGAAGAGGGAGCAAGACTTTGTCGGTAGAATGCAGTCATCTCCAAAAACGGAACAAGCCCGCCGGGTCTTATGATTAGTAAGATTACCGGTCTGGCGTGTAACGATGTGGTGACAACTACAAGCAATCGCCCAGAAAGTAAGAGTCTCCAACGGAAAAGTTGTGGCATTCCCCATTGTCGAGAACATCTCAAGGACCATTCTATGGTCTCCGAGCTCCATTGCTGGAGTACGGCAGGTGTTCAAGGCATCGAACCATTTAAGCGGGTAAAACTGCTTAACTAGTTCATATGACACCGAGTCACTAGCAGACGCGAAGTCAATAGTACCGATTGAACGGTCTATCGACCCTTGCCGAGCTAGATCACGATGTCGTTGAGGAAGTGACTCTAAATCAAGTCCTACACTAGATAAACGAGCGTACATCATGTCCATGAGGCCCTGCTGAAAAAACATATTCAGTGTGGGTTCAACGGCTATGAGTCTACGCTTTAGTGAGGTCTTGTCGACTGTAGTACCCCGTGACGCACTGACAACATCATACACTTCGCCCATGGCGAGGGTGTTATTGAGTTTCTCGATAGCACGATTTAACGTGAAGTTAAGTCGAGTATGAGCGTTGAACAGAGCTTTGGTACCTTCAGTACAGCTGATGGGGAAAGTGAACTTTTTATCTACGGAAGTATCCTCGTAAGAGGCTCCAATCGTAGATCCAGAGCCGTGTTTACACACAGTATGGAGTTCATCCCACCAGAACGGCCCGAGAACCCATTTTATTAGGTTCTGGGAGATCGTTCTGATCGATGATAGGGTATATTTGCCCTCGGAGTCAATAGGGGTTTCCCAATAACTGGGATCCCTCATGCGTTCATTAAAGACACGCATGCGCTCGTTGATCTGTTTGAAGAGATCAAAAGCTTGAGACTCTAGAGCAACCCTATCATAGCCTTCAAAATGTTGATACCGTTTAAGAGTATCGTCAATTTGTCGGGATCTGAGCTGGTGAAGAATATCACTGCCAAAAGTGCGATCAAACAAAGGCACTTGAGACAGGTCACGTTTAATGCACGACGAGATCTCGGTTGCGATCTGGTCGGAGGGAAAGAGCACTTTTTCTTTCTTTCCATTTGTACGTCCTGACATGACTTGCTCCTCCATCATTTAGTTGTATCAATGGTGAAGTAAGCCTTATGCAGATACTTCTTTGCTGCACGTAGCACTCTACCAATTGTTTGGTTAAACAATTTTTTGTCCATATCCTTTCCTCTAACAAAGCTCCGTAAACGGGGCCCAATTATCGGATCTGATATCAAGACAAAACCAGCCATCTCATAAACTAATGACTCATGAATAGAGCCATCAGAATGAAGGGCTTCGGCGGAGCGCAAAGTGTCGCAAAGAAAGTTAAATGCATTTATGTCATGTTCTGTCATAGTCTTACGCATAGGAATATCTCCAAGTTGTGTGAGACATAGGCCACGTCGAGTAGACGCAAACTACGTCGTAGTTATTGTCTATCTCGATCAGTTGAGTGCCAAATTAGTCCAGAAACCCTGAAAATCAGTGTCTCCGAGCAATTGGGACGCCTGGAGGAGTAGTTCATACTTCTCCGCAACTGTCAGCTCAACGTCACAGGCGAATTCAACACGAACGGTATTAACCGTTCGTTTGCCGTTATCAAGGATAAACGGCGCTTTGAAAACGCAAGTAGCGCGTTGCTGAGTGTAGCCATTTGGAGCAGTCGCCGAAACCTTTGCATCCTTTACAGAGAACTCATAAGTTCTCTTCGTCAGATACGTAGTATCTGTCGTGGGGGAAGCAATAGCGGTTTCGAGGTCTGTTCCGACGACAGCGAAAGTAATCGCGCTGCCATCTGACGGAACAACGTACGTTGTAGAACCGGATTTTATCCCGGCGGAAGCGATAGCCATTGCGGCTGTCCTCTGGTTATGATCTATAGTTCTGAATTATCAGCGCCAATAGATCGGTGGTTTTTGCAGCAGAATCAATTAGGCCTTTAGGAGTAAAGACCGGAATTGTATTCTGCCAGGAGGGTTCCCAGATCGTACGGTTGTAGGTAAATGTCTTATCTACTATGTCATCTGGAACTATGGTACTGGTATAGCCGGACTCAACTATATTACGAACGCCTATTGACACAGTGCGTTCGGCTTTGGTTGAGTACCATGCACCCAGGATATCAACATTCGGGTCAAGAAGGTTCACAGCACCCCCAAAGAAATTGGAGATGTTAACGAACCGATCCACCATAAAACTTAATGGCATAACTGCCCACATAGTTTTTGGTATGTCCTTGAAGCGAAGACCGTATTTATACTGAAAATTCACTACGGGGTTACTAACCTCGTAGAGAATACCAGTCCGCACAGATCCAGAGGATATAGCCTTACAATAATATGTAAAGGTTCGTCCTCCAGAAGTTTTCACGACACTACGTGCATCACTCTGATTAGGAGCGGTCCACAAAGAGCGTGAGATGCGTCGTTCAGGCCTGTAAACTTTATCAGTCTCATAAGCTTCCATCAATTTTAAAATTGACCGGAAGACAGGCTGTACCGCAAAACGTTGTTCAAGCCACACTGAACTAATATCATTCAGGAGTTGCCCAGGGTAACGTTTTATGGAACGGAGTCTACGATACTTAGCTAACCTCTGAATTGCCTTTCGGTAATTCAGGGAAAGTTTGCGAATCGTAGCAAGAGGATCCCGAAGGAACATAATGGTCTCACGGATTTCCGCGAGATCTTCCGCGAACGAGAACGGTGTGGAATCAACATTAGCCAAGCATTGCTGCTGGGTCATGTGAATCATCTCAGTAAGGTCTGGAACGGGGGCCTCGACGTAAGTCGGAAGCCCCCCTCCATAAGTACTGTAATACCCGGTGATCGTACCGGTGCCACTAGCAGTCCACACATCATGTGGGGCTGCAATCTGACTCTGTGTTACAGAGCCAGATCCAGTAGTGGTACGTCGGGCCACAGTCATAGAGCAAGGATTATTGACAATCTCGCCTGCCTTTTGCTTGCCCCTGAAACCGGGGGTCACAACGTCAATCATAGTAGATGAGAAAGAACTCATCGTGGTGGTTGCAGATTTACTTTGCAAAACACCATTCTTATAATTGCGATGTGTCCCGGTTACAGAAGGTTCGCTAGAGGTACGCGTTCTTGTCATAATAGCTCCATGGTTGATATCTACGCCATAACGACGTAAAAAGTAGCGGTCAGGGATGACCTTTAGTGGGAGCCTCACCT